AACTTGTTATTATCACGTGCCACATTATTTAACTTACGCTTTTCTAAAAGACAAAGATTCTAGTGAAGCCAAATTTACAAATGGTTATTGCTTTGTTGAAACTAGAAAAGATGAAGAAAAGAAAACAAGTAGTGGGATAGTAGTAGAGCTAGAAAAAGAGATAGATTCAACAAAGAATAATTATGGGGTAATATCTCAAATAAATAGTGACAACACTTATAACTTATCAAAAGGAGATAAAGTAATAATGCCTACATATCCAGACTATGAAATAACACTCCCTAACAACGAGAAGTTTTGGTGTGTTGAATATAAATTGTTTTTAGCTAAAATAGAGGACGATTAGTATGAGCTATCAAAAGGAAAAAACAAGAGAGTTAATAAAACAAGGGAAAATAGCAGTAGATATTATGTTAGAATCCCTTGAGCAAGAGTTTGACTTTAAAGAGGATGACACCGCAGATTCTTCTAAACTAAAATCTTTTATAGAGTCAAAGGAAAAAGCTTTTAATTCAGCTAAAGAGATGATAAAGGACATAGCTAAACTAGAGGAAGATTTGAAAAATGGGAACTTAGATTTAGAAGTCAAGGAGTTCACCGAAAATCCTCTTGAATCGAGAGCTTCAAAGGTTAAGTAGTAATAGCAATGAAAGATATACGAGTAGATGTAACATGGCTGAGGGATGACGATAATGGAGAAGTAATAGATGTTAATGCATCCCCTAAAGAAACAATAAAGGTAGGATTGCCTAAAGTGCCTCCACATGAAGAAATATTGTTTCATGACCTCCCACAAAAAAAGCAATATTGGAGGGTTCAGCCTATACCTAAAGGACTAAACAGAGATACACAACAAGACTATATGTGGTTTATAAATCGTGAACTAGACCGCATAGAAGATGGTATATGGTTTTATAATGATGGAGAACCTACCTATATCACAGGAGAACATTACTATTATATAAACTACGTTAAATTAGATGTCGGCTCACCTGACTACAGAGATAGAGATAGAAGATATTTTTATATATGGGAAGTAGTGAAGAAACACTCTATGTTAAGAGGTATAGTGTTAGTAAAACCTAGACGTATGGGTGCATCTTATATCGGTTCTTCTAAACTACTTTACAAGATAACAAGAACTAAAAATGCTTTAGGAGGGATTGTATCTAAAACAGGTACGGATGCAAAGGAGTTTTTTACAGAGAAATTAGTCCCTGCGTTTCAAGAGCTTCCATTCTTTTTACAACCTCTTACATCTAGTGGTTCAGACCCTAAATCAGCTTTAGTTTTTTCTAAACCTAGAGAATCAGGAAAGAAAGTAGCTAAAGAAGGGATAGATACTTCAGTAGGATTAAACTCTAAGATTGACTGGCGTAACACTAAAGAAAGGTCTTATGACTCGATGAAATTAACAATGTTAGTTTTTGATGAAAGTGGTAAGCTAGAAGGAAAGCAAGGTAAAGATGGTAAATGGATAGGGATAAACCTTCCTAAGATGTGGGGTGTACTTTCCAAAACTTTAGGGTTGAAGAAGAAAGTAGGTCACGCTTTTCTACCCTCTACTGTAGATGATTTAACCGCAGGAGGTGCACAATTTAAAGAATTGTTTGAAGGAAGCTTGCTACAGAATTTAAATGAGAATGGGACTACTCCATCAGGATTATTAGGTGTATTTATTTCCGCTGACGACGGACTTGAAGGATTTGTGGATATGTATGGTCGTTCAGTTATAGAAGACCCTGAGAAGCCAATTAAAGGCGTTGATGGAGATTGGATAACACAAGGTTCATTAACTTACATTAACAACGAAAGAAAAGGTAAGATTTCTGAAGCGGATTATATAGAATATTGTAGAGAAATGCCACTTACTATTGAAGAAGCGTTTTACAATAAAGCATCAGATTCTATATTCAACTTAGTAAGAATACAAAATCAAATAAAATACATTGAGTCAGAACACTTAGATAGACATCTATTAACAGGTAGGTTTCAATGGGTAGGAGGGAAAAGAGATGGAACTGTAGAGTTTGTTCCTGACCCTAGCGGAAAGGTGATAGTTTCATATTTACCTAACGTAAAGGACGCTAACAAGTTTAAATGGCATAACGGAAAGAAAGCACCTGTAAATGACAGAGATTTTGCAGGGGGTGTCGATAGTTACGATATAAACAGTACATCAGATGGGAAAGGCTCTAATGGTGCAATGGTGATATATTGTAAACCATCTTCAAATCCTGACATCCCTGAAAAGCATAAAAATAGTTTCATATTTACATATGATTCGAGAGAGAAATATGCAGAGCTATTCTATGAGCAAGTATTAATGGCTAGTGTATATTATTCTACTCCTATACTTGTGGAGAATAACAAACCTAGAATACTTCATTATTTTGCTAGTAGAGGATATAAAGAGTATTTAGCTTTCAGACCTGATAAAAACCCTAGAGATTTAACTAGAAACGAAAAAGAGTTAAGAGGGATACCTTCTAACGAAGAAACAATCATAGCACAAGCTGAAGACTTACAATATTATATATCAGAGTTTGTAGGTGAGATGAAGGACGGTAGTATGGGTAAAATACGCCAACTAAATCTTTTATACGATTGGTTTAAATTTAGAATAGATAAACGTACACCTTATGATTTATCTGTAGCAAGTGGTTTAGCTTATACGTTAGCTAGAAAGATGGCTAGGAAATTAACAGTTCCAAAGGGATTCGGTAAATCTATGTTTAGAAAATATAACTATAAAGGAGGGAAATCAATAGGGAAACTTATCAAATAATCATTTCACTCTAACTTGTGTAAATTTGCAACAAGTTGACAACTTTGATGAAAATATATATAGATAATTATGGGAACAACATCTAATAGAGGTAATAACACCGCTTATTTTATTCCTTCACCATTTGAACCTGCTGACGTACAAAAGAGCAAGGAATACGGAATACAATACGCAAGATACATAGAAAGAGAGGAACTACTATCTGAAACATACAAATCAAAAAAAGTAGAATGGAATGAGAATCAAGCTTATTTTTTAGGTTATCAGGACACTTCAAGATTAAGAGAATTACTTATTGACGGGGATGAGTCTTATAGTAGATTAGATTTTACACCTCTTCCTATTATCCCTAAGCAAGTAAATGCTATGAAAGCAAACATGGCATTAGAATTGTATTCTCCTAGCGTGAAGTCAATAGACCCTACATCATCACAAGAAAGAAAGGACGCTAAGTTTAGATTGCAAAGAAATATGTATGGTGGAGATGTTAGGAAAGCATATTCTCAATCTTTAAACACTAATTTAGGTGCAGTAGGTTTTACTCCTTCTACAGAAGAAGAAACTGACCTGTATATGCAACTAGAGTATAAACAAGCTCAAGAAGTTGCAATGGAACAAGCATTGAAAGTAGTAAACAAATTAAATAAATACCCTGTAATACAAGACCAATTATTAGATGACTTGATGATTACAGGTGAGTGTGTTTTAAAAACAGGATTTTCCCCAACAAAAGGAATTGAAATACAATATGTAGACCGTCAAAGATACATCGACTCATATGATACATCAAAGTTAAAAGACAACAGAGAGCATTTCTATGCAGGTGAAGTGAAAAATATTTCATATGTAGAATTAACTACTAGATACGGTGTAGAAAAAGCAGAGATGATTTCTCATTATAATTCTTTAAATAAGTCAACTAGAAACATAAACATAGAAAAGTGGGACGATATAGCAAACTCTACTGCTGAGGTATTGTTTTTTGAGTTTAAAACTACGCTATACGAGAGAAAACGTAAGAAATACGGTAGAAATGGTAAAACATACACTATTAAAGATGTTCCTAACGACTACGAAAACCCTCATGATAATGTAGAGGTATTTGATACAGAAAGATTAGCATGGATGCAAGGAATGTACGTATTAAACTCGGACATACTTTGTGATTACAGAGAAAGAGAATGGGTTGTTGAGGATTCACTAGAAGAACCGAAAGGTTCGTACATTATATATCGTACACAGCAAATGCCTATCGTAAGAAGGATGATTCCTTTTGCTGATAGAGCACATTTAGCTTTGATTAAACTAGACCAAAACATAGCTAATGCTAGACCTAAAGGTTTACTTATAAATCAATCTGCTATGATGAATGTAGTGGATAGAGAAGGAGGAGAGCCTATCGCATATCAAGACTTAATGGATATGTACAATGAAACAGGTAACTTAGTGTTTAGGCAAGATGAGTTTGCAGGGAATGGATTACCTATGCAAGAAACTGAAAATGGTATGGCTAATGATGTGATGAGATATTTAGAGATATATAATCAGTCTATCGCAGAACTTCATGGGATTATTGGAGTACCACCTATTGCAGCAGGTGGCTCACCACAAGATAGAGTTTCTACAGAGTCTAACAAGATAGCTCTTAACAGTTCTCTAAACGCTATTAAATTCATTAAAGATGCTCTAGTAGGGGAAGATAAAGGAGTGGAATGTAGGTTGTATAAAGATATAGCTGAAAGGATTATTAATATCGACAAGTATAGCAACAAGAAGTTCAAGCAATTTGTTCAAGCTATAGGGGAAAACAACTATCAAGAGTTAATGGAATTAGCTTCTTTCAAAGGATATAAATTCAATATAGATATTCAGTCTTCACCTGATATTGCAGAAAGAGAAGAACTAGCTAGGGATATTCAGATAGCTATGGAGCAAGGAGTGTTAACTATAGAGGATAAGATACTTCTTTCAAACTTTAAATCACCTAGACTTGCTTTAATGATTCTACGTACTAGAATTAAAAAGAATAAAGAAG